AGCAGAAGCTCAATATCAAGATGCTATGGTAGTTGATCATGAAATTAATGCCATGGCCATGTTTGTTAAACTTTTAAATGAAATATAAATTATGATGGATTTGAACCCAAAAATTAAACCAGCAGATATGAAGCCGATAGTATGTGCTAATTGTGGAGGGCTTTACTTCCGGCAGGTCTTGGCACTTAACAAAGTTTCTAGATTATTAACAGGCGAAGCAAAAGATTCCGTAATACCAGTGCCTACATTTCGATGTGATGATTGTGGATATATTCCAGACGAATTTAGACCTGTAGAACAAGAAAACTCTAAATAAAAATGAAAATTCATAAAGATTTAATAAGTATAGTTTTTAAAACATCTAATAGAACAAATGCAAAAACGAAAATAAAAACATTTCGTAATAAATGTATTGATGATGTACTTAAACAAAAGAAAATAGTCGGAATACCAGAAAATGCAATTATATTAGAAATTGGCATGGGTAAACGATTAGAAGAAAAATATAAACAAAAATATAAATTATAATATGCCCAAAAAACCTGCAACAATCTTTGACTTTATAACTGGAGTAACTCATAAAAAGAAAGATTGGAATGATTATTCCGATATAGAACAAAAGAAATTTTCTCCATTTATTGTTAACAGATGGTTATCAATGAGACAAGAATTAGTTGAAATAATAAATGCATTTCAGCATTTTACTATAGGAACATTGTCAGCTAAGGACACATATCGATTATATCATGATATGTTGCCTCAATCAAAAAGTTTTGCAAAATATATAAAAGGCAAATCTGCAGATAAGTATAATAAAGAATTAATTAAACAATTTGCTGAACATTATCAAACAAGTCAATCAGAAGTAACAGACTACATTAATTTAATGAACAAAGAAAAATGTGATCATATTTTAACTTTATATGGTTATTCTATTACAGACAAAAAACGTTTATTAAAAGGTATAAAATAATTGGATATTATTGTAAAATTTATTATTATATAAATAATGAAAAGCGGCAATTATATTAATCCAGTTTATAAGTTATCCTTAAGGGATGCAACACAAGTACCAAGACGTATATCATATTCACAATGGTCTATGTATGAAAAATGTCCTAAACAATGGAAATTATCATACATAGACGGATTAGCTCCATTTAATTATGGAATTAATTTAAGTTTTGGTACTGCATTTCATGAAACACTTCAAGACTATCTAACTGTATTATATACAGATTCAGTTAAACAAGCAGATAAATTAGATTTATCTACTATGTTAATTAACAATTTACGTAAAGAATATATTGAGTCTGTAGAAAAAAATAATGGAGAACATTTTTCTAATCCTGATGAATTAACAGAATATTTAGAAGATGGTATTGCGATATTAGATTGGTTTAAGAAAAAACGATCTCAATATTTTTCTACTAAAAATTATGAATTAGTAGGAATAGAGGTTGAACTATGCTCTCAAGCATCTGTAGATAACCCTAATGTATTTTGGTATGGATTTATAGATTTAGTTGTACGACATATTCCTACTAATAGCATAACGATTTATGATATAAAAACTAGCCGAATGGGTTGGAATAAATGGCAAAAAGCAGATAATATTAAATCTGCTCAATTAATTGCATATAAAAATTATTTTTCTAAACAATTTGGGATACCTAAAGAAAATATAGATGTAGAATTTTTTATTGTTAAACGAAAGTTAATTGAAAATTCAATGTTTCCTCAAAAACGAATACAAATTCATCGTCCTGCAGCTGGAACTGTTACCCAAAAAAAAGTACAAAAAAGTATAGATACATTTATATCTAATTGTTTTGATAAAGATGGAAATAAAAAACCAGATTCTACTTATTTAGCAATTGCCGGCAAAGGTAGTAAACACTGTAAATGGTGTCCATTTAAAACAGATGATGTTAATTGTCCAAAAAAAGAGAGAATTCGAGAATGAAACATGTAGCAGTATTAGGAAATACCAATTGGCAAAATCGAAGAAAAGTTCAACAAACATTAACAGAATTAAAACATCGATTTGCAGATGCTGTTATTATATTAGGAGCTGGAGGTAAAGAGGGGGCTAATAGTATGATTAGAAAATATACATTAGAGTTTGGATTAAATTATCAAGAATATAATCCATCATTTTCAGGATATAATCTATATTCTGCTATGCCTAAAACATATTATGGAAAACAATATCATTTTAGTCAATTACATCATCGCATGAAATTATTAGCACAGAATTGTGATTATATGATTATTATGAATAATGAAGAAACATTAGATCCAGTATTAAAAACTGCATTTAGTAATATAAAGAAATTAAAAAAACCTGTAGTTATTTTAGGTTAATATTTATATAAAAAGTTTTAAAAAAAGGTTATAAATGCAACTACCAAAATTAAGAAAAATTGATAATAATCAATCACAAATAAAAAACAAAAAAAAGAAAATTTTATTATTATCAGATGATTTTAGACTGCCATCTGGTATTGGTACAATTAGTAAAGAAATTATACTTAGTACAGTAAAAGAATATGATTGGGTTCAGCTAGGCGCAGCTTTAAAACATCCAGAACACGGAAAAGGTGTAGATGTATCTAGTGATGTTGCAAGACAAACTGGAATTCTAGATGCATCTGTAAAAATAGTTCCATGGACAGGATATGGAGATAGAAATGTTTTATTTGCATTATTAAATCAAGAAAAACCAGATGCAATTTTTCATTTTACCGATCCTAGATATTGGACATGGTTATATGCGTTAGAACATGAAGTTAAAACAACATTTGGAATACCTATAATTTATTATTCTATTTGGGATGATTTACCATATCCGATGTGGAATGCTCCATTTTATGGAAGTTGTGATTTAATTATGGGTATTAGTAAGCAATCTGATAATATTCATAGAGAGGTTCTGAAACAAAATAATTTTAAAGTTATAGATTATGACGATGCAAAACAAAAAAATTCATTTAAACATTCAAATACTGTAGTTACTGGATATGTTCCTCATGGATTGGATCATAATATATTTAAACCATTAGATAAAAATGATCCGTTGTATATAAAGTTATACGATGATATTAAAAAGAAAAATAATGTTGATTTTATATTATTTTGGAATAATAGAAATATTAGAAGAAAGTCTCCAGGAGATTTAGTTTTAGCATTTAAAACATTTGTAGATAAATTACCAAAAGAAGATCAATCAAGAGTTGCATTATTAATGCACACCGTTCCGTCAGATAATAACGGAACAGACATACGTGCAGTACATAAAGTGATCGCACCTAATTGTAAAATATTATTTTCTGAAAGTAAATTATCTTCTGCAGAACTTAATGCAATGTATAATGTTGCAGATGTAGTTGTTAATATTGCATCCAATGAAGGTTGGGGTCTTAGTAGTACCGAATCAATGTTAGCAGGAACTCCTATTATTAATAATGTAACCGGCGGATTGCAGGATCAATGTGGATTTTTAGATGAAACTGGAAATTGGCTTAGATTTAATGGAGAATTTTCTACAAATCATACTGGTAAGTATAAAAAACATGGTCGATGGGTAATTCCAGTATTTCCGAGCAATAGATCACTACAAGGATCGCCAGCAACACCATATATTTTTGATGATAGAGTAAAATTTGAAGATGTAGCAACTGCTATGATGCAGTGGTGGGAAACGCCACAAAATATCAGAAATGAATGCGGACAAGAAGGCAGAAGTTTTTGTTTAGATAATGGATTAACATCAAAGCAAATGGGAGAAAAAATGATAAAAATGATTAATCATTTATTTGAAATGCCAAAACAACCAAGATTAAGATATACTTTAAATAAAGTTACAAAAAAACAATATCAAAAAACAGGAATCGTATGCGAACAGTAGTTATATCATCACCAGTAGCCACACAAAGCGGCTACGGACATCATGCAAGAGAAGTTATTAGTAATCTTTTTGAGAAAAAATCTCAAGAATGGGACATTAAATTATTGTCAATGCCATGGGGTCATACACCACTTACATATCCAATACCACCAGAATGGATGCAACGAATAATACCACTTCCATTAAAAGCTCAACCAGATATTTGGGTTCAGATAACAGTACCAACTGAATTTCAAGCAATTGGAAAATATAATATTGGAGTCACAGCCGGAACTGAAGGAGATATATGTCCAGTAGAATGGATTGATCATATTAATAAAATGCAAATTACTATAGTTCCTAGTACATTTACCAAAGAAATTTTTGAAAAAACTGCAGAAAAACATAATAAAACAATTACAACAAATTTACAAGTTGTATCTGAATATTTTGATGATATGACATATGACAATAAAAATGTTACCACAACTATTTCTGTAATAGATCAAGAAGTAAAAGAATCATCTGCGTTTTTATGTGTAGGACATTGGTTACAGGGATCTATAGGAGAAGATCGAAAAAACATTGGAGGGTTAATTCATTGTTTTTTTAATACATTTAAAAACAAAAAAAATACTCCAGCTTTAATATTAAAATCAAGCGGAGCTACATATTCAATAACAGATCGAATGGATATTGAAGACAAAATTAATCAAATACAAGATATGTTTCCAAACACAAAATTACCATCTGTTTATATTTTGCATGGAGATTTAACTAATAAAGAGATGAATGCATTATACAATCATTCTAAGATTAAGGCAATGGTATCATTTACAAAAGCAGAAGGATTCGGTCGGCCTCTATTAGAGTTTGCTGCATGCGGAAAGCCTATTATATGCCCATACTACTCAGGCCCGGTAGATTTTCTAAAAAATGATTTTATATGTGCGTTACCTGGTCAATTAACAAACATACATGATTCTGCTAAAAATGAATTTTTAATTAAAGAAGCTAAATGGTTTACTGTAGATTATACATATGCTGGAAAAATGTTTGAAGATGTTATTAACAATTACAAAAAATGGAGTGAATTAGCTAAACGTCAAAGATATTATGTTAGGACTAATTTTACAAAAAAAGCAATATCAAAAATATATGATAATATTATTAATATAATTGAAGAACAAACCAATGGTCTTCCGCAACAAGTACAATTGCAATTACCTAAATTAAAGTCAGCAAAACAAGAATTACCTAAATTAAAATTACCTAAACTGCAAAAAGCATAAAATATGAAAATAAGTTACGCTGTTACTGTATGTAATGAATTAATAGAACTAAAACGATTATTTAGTTTTTTGTTAGATAATATGCGAGATGAAGATGAAATAATAATATTATTTGATTCTAATAATGGTTCTGTAGAAGTAGAGCAATTTATAAAAAGCACAGGAGCTCATTTCTATCCATATAAATTTGATGGAAATTTTTCTAAAATGAAAAATTATTTGACATCATTATGC